AAAAAGCAATCAAATACATTTCCCATAAGAATATTTGTGCGATTGCTGAATGGAAAGCCAAATATCCAGACTGTATTTATAGTGATTCTTTAAAAAGTGACCAATATAATCACATTTTGATTGAAGCAATGGGAGGCCCTGGAGATAACGACACAGAAAAGGCTGATAAAATAGTAAAGAAAATAGCTAAGGTTGTTACAATTGATAAAAATACTTAGTTTCTTTAAGTTACTTTAAAATATATATTATAAAATTGCACTGCAGGAATTTTCCAGAAAAGTGTCTGAGAAGTCGGGGATAAAAAGTAAAAATGGACATTTATAAATGTCCATTTTTGAAAAGAGGCTTAAGACTTTCGCAAAAAGTGTGATTTTGCTGCATAATTGAAAATTAAGGTCTGCCGACTTTTTACAAATTTTTTATTTTGTTAGCATAATTTTTTAATTATTTAATTTTAAAATGATTTAGGCGTTTTTTTATTATTCATATATATAATAAAATGAATAATAAAAAAACGCAAAAAAACGCCTCTTATAATTGTGATAAGTGTAACTTCAAAACAGATAACAAAACAGATTACAATAGACATAATTTAACATCTAAACATATAAATAATAAGTTTTTAATAAAAAATGATAATGAAAAAACGCCTCTAAATTTGACATTTTTATGCTCTTGTGGAAAAGAATATAAATATCAATCTGGATTATGTGGTCATAAAAAGAAATGTTTTAAAAAAATAGAAGAATCACAACAAGTGATAATAGAAGAACCAGAAAATAATATAACACCTGAATTGATAATAGAAATTATTAAACAAAATCAAGATTTTAAGAATTTATTATTAGAACAAAATAAAACAATGATAGAACTATCTAAGAATAATACAAATATAAATAATACTGTTAATAATGTTAACAATAATTCAAATAACAAAACCTTTAATCTTCAGGTTTTCTTAAATGAAACATGTAAAGACGCAATGAATATTATGGATTTTGTAGATTCTATTAAGATTCAGCTATCCGATATTGAAAGCATAGGTGAACTAGGATTTGTTAATGGTATGTCTAAGCTTATAATTAAACATTTGAATGCGTTAGACGAAAATATGAGACCAATTCATTGCAGTGATCCAAAAAGGGATTCCTTATATGTAAAAGACCAAAATTTATGGACTAAAGAAGACCCTGATAATAAGAAAATAAAAAAAGCTATCAAATATATTTCACACAAGAATATATGTGCGATTCCGGAATGGAAAGCAAAATATCCTGACTGTGGTTATAGTGATTCTTTAAAAAGCGATCAGTATAATCATATTGTAATTGAATCAATGGGAGGTTCAGGAGATAACGATGCCGAAAAAGCCGATAAAATTGTTAAAAAAATAGCTAAAGTTGTAACTATTGATAAAAACAACTAACGCAATATAAATTTATACATAAATAGGCAATGAATCAATATCAATTACTTCATTAGGAATTTCTTTTTTAGTATATTCAAATGATTTAAACTCAGGTCTATCTAGTTGGGCTTGAGGAGTATGTTTATGTACACATCTAGCAATCATTTTATATAATTTAAAATCTGGATACCTATCTACACCATTATTTTTATATAACAGATTAATTCCTTTGTCATCTAAACACCATTCAACGATTAATCTTTTTACTGGGTCACATTTTTCTAGTTCTTTTACTTCATCTAAATCATCAATTAAGTAATCAAAAATAGAACACGCTAATCTACATAAATCAAAGCTATAATTTGGTTCTAATCTAGGTTTCTTATCATTAAAATATGGCTCGGTATTATATTGAGTTGCAGCATCACCCCCATTTTGAAAACTATCACTACAAAATATTTTACCATTATATTTATAAATACTTCTACCAAAATCTATTATCTTAAATAGTCTACCAAATGTGGGAACTTTATAATATTTCTTTTTATAACAATAATACAAGAATTTTTTATCTGTAGTATTATACATTACATTATTTGTATGAAGGTCATTATGTGTAAAAGCAAATGTTTTTTGATAAGTAATCAAAATCATTATTATTTGCATAAGGGCCGAAAACCATTCTTTTTCATCTTTTAACTCATCAGATAAAATAAGGTCATCAAATGTGTTTTCACAATATTCCATACCAATTACTTGTACTGGAAATTGTGGAATTGTAGCCTCAATTTTTTCTTCAATATCAGAATCACTGCTAGAATTTGAATCAATATCTTCCCATTCTCCATTATCTTCTATATCTTCAATATCTTCAATATTTTCTGAATTATTTGATTTTTCTGAATTATTTGATTTTTCTGATTCTTTATCATCACTATTTTCTGATGATGTATATGAACTTCTAGAAGAACAAGTAGAACTACTTTTAATAGTTGTTGTTTTACAGTTATTTTCAAGAATATTTGAGTTTGACATATCTATCAAGTCATTATCATTTAATTCCTTTAAGTTTTCTGTACTTAAATTATTTACATAATCGTCATTTTCCTCAAAAATTTCTTCAAACATATCTTCATCAAATGATTTGATAGATAAATTCGACTTTGCGCTAGAATTATATTCTATTTTTATAGGTTTTTTCTTTTTGTCTTCGTCTTGAAAAAGATGTTCGAAATTATCAACCTTAAATAGGGTGTTTTTATTTTTATTAAAGAAATCAGAATTAGTCAAATATTCTAGGTCGTCAAAAACATTTATTTTGTAATTATTCTTAATAGCAAGAAAAGAACCATAATAATCTAAACCGTGTGAAAAATTATGTGTTTGATAAAGGCTACTTGTTAAATAAATAAAAAACCCATCTACATATGCGGAATTATTTATATCTAAAAATTTAGAATTAACGCTAGAGTCATCAGAATTAATATCTGGTAGCTTAAATAATTCCTTATTATTAATGTCATATTTACCAATTAAATACTTATATGGGTCTAAAAGAGGTGCCAATTTAAAAAATACATCTTTTTCTTTTGTTTTTTGTGTATTTATATTTTTGATTTTACAACTGAAAATATTACTATTTTCTTCATCAACTTCGTTGACACTTGAGATGTACCATTTGTGGTTGAGGTTTATATTATTGAAATTTGTATCATTCAAATCAAAAAACCTTTTATAAATTGGAATGTAGTTTTGTGTTTTAGAGAGAAATAGACTTTTAGAATCTTCTAAACTTTTGAATAGTTCTTGATTCTTCCTCTTTTGATAATTTATGTCAACCATCATTAGCTATTTAATATATAAATTCCCTATTATTTAAACTTATTTATTTGCTATATATATACTTTTTAAAAAGTATAATTAAATTGTTTAAATAAAATTGAAATAAATATGTTGAATTATATTATTTTAAATTATCAAAATGACTATTTGCGTTAATGAAAACTGTAATAAAAAGGCTACTTTTAATATCTTGGGTGAAAAAGCAAAATATTGTGCGACCCATAAAGATGATGATATGGTAGATGTTTTAAATAAAAAATGTGAGTGTAATAATTCACAACCTAGATGGAACTTTTCAGGTTTGCCACCAATATGCTGTGTTTTATGTAAAAAAGAAGGAATGATCGAAACACATAGAAAAAAATGTTTTTGTGGAAAAGTTAGACCTACTTTTAATTTCGAAGGTTTAAAAGCTAATTTTTGTAATTCTTGTAAAAGTGAAGGAATGATTAATGTTGTAGATGATAGATGTTTTTGTAAAAAATTAACGAGTCCAAATTTTAATTATGAAGGATTGCGTCCTAAATATTGTTTTGAATGTAAATTGCCAGATATGGTCGATACGCGAAATCCAAAATGTGCGTGTGGATCAAGACCAAATTTTAATTTTGAAGGATTAAAACCATTATTTTGTTGCAAGTGCAAATTATCTGGAATGATTGATTTAACTCATAATATTTGTAATTGTGGAAAAGCTCAAGCAAGCTTTAATTTTGAGGGTCTAATTTCAAAATATTGCGTTAATTGTAAAGAAACCGGGATGGTAAGTAGAAATAAGTTATGTTATTGTAAAAAGTCGCAACCAAATTTTAATTATGACGGACTAAACCCAAATTATTGCATTCAATGTAAAAAAGATACAATGATAGACGTCACTCATAAAAGATGTAAAACACATTTGTGCGGAACAAGACCTCAAGACAAATTTGAAGGATATTGTTTAAGATGTTTTATACATAATTTTCCAGATAGACCTGTTGCTAAAAATTATAAAACAAAAGAATTTGCTGTAGTAGTATTTATTCAATTATGGTTTCCTAATTTTACTTGGTTTACAGATAAAGTAGTTCAAGATGGGTGTTCTAAACGAAGACCAGATTTATTGCTTGATTTAGGTTATCAAATTATTATTATTGAAGTAGATGAAAACCAACATACAAATTACGATTGCTCTTGTGAAAATAAGAGATTAATGGAATTATCACAAGATTTAGAACATAGACCAATAGTATTTATTCGTTTTAATCCAGATGATTATATAAATATAAATAATGATAAAGTAAGGTCTTGTTGGAGTATTACAAAAATAACAGGAATCGTTAAAATTGAATATAAAAAAGAATGGAATACTCGTTTAGAATGTTTAAAAGAACAAATTAATTATTGGTCGAATCCAGAAAACAAAACTGATAAAACAATAGAAATAATACAACTATTTTACGACAAAAATATTTTATAATCAAAAATAATATATAAAATTTTAAAAATAATTGCGTATTTTTTTTTATATAAAATTATAAATATAATATATGTCGTTAGAATTAAAAAAATTTGATATGAAATCTATTAGCTTTAAGCCTAACGAAAATAAAGGGCCTGTCGTAGTCCTATTGGGTAAAAGGGACACAGGTAAAAGTTTCCTTGTTCGCGACCTCCTTTATTACCACCAAGACATTCCAATTGGCACAGTAATTTCTGGCACAGAAGAAGGCAACGGTTTTTATACCAAAATGGTTCCCAAATTATTTATTCATAACGAATACAATACAGCCATTATAGAGAATGTTTTAAAAAGACAACGTACCGTTTTAAAACAAGTAAAAAAGGAGATGGAAACATTTAAGCGAAGCTCAATAGACCCGCGAGCATTTGTAATTTTAGATGATTGTCTGTATGATGCTACCTGGACGCGAGATAAATTAATGCGTCTTTTATTTATGAACGGAAGACATTGGAAGGTTATGTTAGTTATCACAATGCAATATCCGTTAGGTATTCCTCCAACTTTAAGAACAAATATCGACTTTGTTTTTATTCTAAGAGAGAACTATATTGCGAATAGAAAAAGAATTTATGAGAATTATGCTGGTATGTTCCCAACATTTGAGTCTTTTTGTCAGGTAATGGACCAATGTACTGAAAATTTCGAGTGCTTAGTCATAAATAATAACTCAAAATCAAATAAATTACAAGACCAAGTTTTCTGGTATAAAGCCGAGAGCCATAATGATTTCAAATTAGGTTCCAAAGAGTTCTGGGAATTATCCAAAGGGGTTAGCTCAGATGATGAAGAAGAAAAATATGACCCTAATTCAGTTAAAAAACGTGGCGCAGGACAAAAAATTAG